TCAACGAGGACCTTGGTCAGCGCGAAGGCGAGACCGTAGACCTTGTAGAGGTAACGCTGCAAGAAGAGGACGCCACCCGACTGGTAGGTGACAGCCATGCCGTCCGGGAGCTCCGGAGCAGCACCGAATCCGTACAGGACCGGCTCTTCATGGTAATTTCGGGGAATGCCTTTGCGCTCCTCGAAAATTTGCTTGTACTCATCAGCACGTTGGTCGTACACACCGTCGAAGGTTTCGTTGAGGATCGGCTCAACAATACTTCGAAAGTCTGTACTGCGCATTGGGGTTGCCATTGCTCAATACTCCTATCAGACCGAGTTGACCGAGGCCTTGTAGTGGTGTTCGTTGATACGAACGGTCGCAACTACATAAGCATCAGTGAGGACGTTATCCGGACCGTATCCGAAGCCCGTGATCTGGAACTGGCCAGACGTGGACTGGATAGCAGTCAGATACGTGTTCGACAGACCCGTCGCGGTGCTACCACCCGGCGAGGCCACCGTCCAATCACACTCTTCGCCGACCGCGGTCTGAACCGTGGTGCCCGACGAGGGGTTGTTGTACTGAACGTCGAACAACGTTTCCGGATCGTCGTACACATAGCACTGAATCTCAGTGCCGGTGGTTGACGCGGGCCAGTAGTTCGAAACTACCGGTTTGCCGTTTCCGTCACGATACTGAACACCGGCGAAGATGCCGAGCAACAGGATACCGTCGACCGTACCATTGCGGGTACCGTCGGAGGTGCCGAGCTGCACAACACCGCTATCGGTCAACTTCACCGGATCACCGGAGAAGATATTTACGGCATACCCGGAGGTAATGACGTAGGCTTTCGGCCGCATTTGTCCACTGTTATGGAAACTCGGACGAAAACCAAAGGGGGCGCTTGTCGATGACATGCGATTTGCTCCTTGGTTAATCGGAAGGGTTAAGTTAGCTCAAAACGAGCCGATCTTTCTTCCGCAAGGCTAGAAATGCCATCACCCATCATCACTTGAGATCCCGACGCACGGGCTTGCTGCTGCAAGAACTCCGCGGTATCGGTCAGCTTCTCTTCCTCACGGAGAGGAGCATCATGGTGTGCTTCCATCATGAACTTCTCATACAAGCTCAGTGGTAGCTTAAACGCCAACATCTCGTTAATCCCGATGAGACCGGCCCATTCACCCGTCTTGATCGTCACGTAGTCGCAGCCGGGAACGTCTTCCGGCTTTACGGGTTCGTATCCAAGTCGAATGCGGCCCTGAATAGAGTCTCGAGGATTAGTGGTGGTTAACCAACAAACGTGGAAACCGGGGATAGAAGGCAAATCAGGCAATGCAGAATTGAAAAGTTGCTGCCTGAACATCTCAACCCGCTCATCGTCCGAGACCTGACGATTCTCAGTGAAGGCGCGATCTTTCATCGCACGGCTATTCCGGCTCTCAGCGGATTTCTTTAAACGTTCATCTGACATTGTGTCGCTCCTACAGCGATTGGTTAAGTATAACTCTGTTTGAAATCAAGCACAAGTTACGCCTTATTACGGTCGTACTCCATGTACTTCTTGATGTACTTCTGGCGAAGAATCGGGTCATCCCACACACCAGCTTCGATCAGAGCGGCCTTGCGCTCCGGGCTGATGTACACCTCACGGCGAGTCGCCGCGGGAGCATGCTCACGGCCAGAACCGACCTGCGGACCGCCTCGGGCGGTTCGTTCGGCCTTCTGCGCAGCACGGGGTGCCGGTGTATCTTCATCGCCATCGAACTTCTCCGGGAGCCTCCGGCGAACCCGGTCACGCAGCTCTTCCCAATAGTCCGAGCTTCGAGGATCGAGACCCTCTTTGATCAGAGCGTTATCGATCGCCAGAACGATCGCGGAGCTCTCATCACCGGCCTTCGGGTTGTACCAAGGATTCTCCTTGATGAACTCCCGAGCGTAGGCCATCGAAACGTCATCGACCGGCTTCTGCTGCGGTGCCGCTGCAGCCTGTTCAGCTTGCTTCTTGGCGGCGTCGAGCTGACGAGCCTTGTTCATCGCCTGATCTCGATAGCGCAGCGCCTGAGCGACGTCCTCGCCATTCTGAGCAGCAACCGCCTTCGCGATCACCTTCTCGGCGAGCTGCACCTCGTTCACGGCCTCCTTGAGCTTCTGTTCGATCAGCGAAATATCACTTCGCTGCGTCTTCTGCTCAATACCGGAAATACGGCGCTCTAGATCGTCGTTCCGCTTGCGCAGGAAGTCGAGCTCGATCTTGTCGCGATTAATTGCTTGCTCGCGACGCTGCTTGCGCTCCTTCTTCTCGAGACGGCGACGCTCACGAATCGCTTCGCGATCCGATTCATCGTCATCCTCTTGCTTCGCAACACGGTCGTCTTGAGAAGGCTCTTCAGCGAATTGCGCCGCCTCCTCCTCGCTCATCTCGATCTCAACCTTTTCAGGCTGTTCCTGACCTACAACGACTTCGTCGTCTTCGGTCATCAGGTTATTCTCAGACATTGATCATCTCCTATCAGATGAACGCCCGGATCTTCGTCGGATCGGTCGTAACCTTGCCCACGATGTCCAGATCATTGAAGATTACAAATAACGCAACACCTCTATCGTCGAGATCCACTTCCCAGCGATCGCCGCCGTATTTTGGAACTCGAACGAAATCATCGGCCTTGCACCAGTCGCCCTCCGGCCACGGCTCCATGGTGTTGCGGTTCTTGAAGGCCAACGGCCCAACCGAAATCACCTTGGCGACCTGCGTATTCCACTTCTCGGTCTCCTGCGAGCCCAAGTCGATGATAATACCGCCCGTGGTCTTCTGCTTCGGATTGCGGATTTGCACCAGAACGCGGCTACCAAACGGCTGAATGCCCGGATCTGCTACCGGGAAAGCCGCTTCAAGTGCGCTCTCAGAGATCTTTGTTACCATATTTCTCCTCATTTACGATTTCAAGCAAAATGTTTATCGCCATCTCATAGCCCGCGAGTACACCAACCGCATGACCGTATTCAAACGTGTCTTTCTGGCTGGGTCGCTGCAGTGCTCCAAAGGCATATTCGCGCTGCGCCTCTTTCAGACGCACGAGCAATTTCTGCTCGATCATGCGTTCTTCTTCGGAGGCTCTTTCTTCGGCGCTGTGTCACCGCCTTTCGGCGCGAGCGACTGACCATCAAGCTTTTCGCCCATCGCGAGTCGCTTGTGCATCGGCACCATTTCCTTTTCGCTAGCCATAGCTATCTCCTTACGGTTGCGGGTTAATACCAGTACCGGTCGAGAAACTAACTTTCTCACCGGACGCTATTTCAGCTGCCGCGAGCTGCTTCGCGGTCTCATTATCCGACGTGTTCATGAATACGCGAGACTCGACGCTCTCCGTGTTACGAGCGTTCGCATTCGACTCGCGAATCTGAACGATGTCCATATCCTGCTGCATCTTGGCCGCATCAACTGCCGCCTTCTGCGAAATCGCAGCCTGATCGGTCTGCACCTTCGAAGCTTCCAACTGCAAGCGATTCTGGTCGGTCTGCGCTTGCATCTGCACCTTCTGCTGCTCGAGCTGCAAGCGGGCTTGATCGGTCTGCGCTCGCATCTGCAGCGCCATCTGATCGACCTGAGCACGGAGCTGTGCGATCGCCATCGAATTATCAGGCGGCATCTGCGGCTGCATGAATTGATCCGCGGCCTGTTTCGCCTGACCCATGATCTGCGGCATGAACCCAAGCTGCTGCTCGATGAGCCGCTGCGCTTGCATCACGACGTTAGCTTCAAGCTCGGCCTCAGGCTCCAACGTGCCCTCCTCGACCATCGTCTTGATCGCCTGATGCGACTGCGTCATGTAGTAGCTGAGCAAGTGGTCGCGCAAATGGCCGACGATCGCGGGCATGAACATCGGCGCGATGGCGGGATTGCCACCGAACACCGGGCTCTGCAAGAACGCGAGATGCACACGGAGGTGCGCGAGGTGGTCCTGCTTCGGTAACACGTAGATCGGCTGACCCATCGACGCTGCGACGTTCTCGGACACGGGGTCGCGATCGTCCTCACCCGGCTTGGGTAACAACACGTCATCGGGGATCTTCAGCGCTTGAAGGAACATCTCCTCGATCTTGCGCATGTTGTACATCTGCGGCATCTGCGCTGAACGCGCCATGAGTGCCTGTACCTGCGCAAAACGCTGAGTCTCACTGAAGATGTTCGGATCCGATACCGGAATCACGTCCATCGGACCGTCGAAATCCGACGGCATCACTTCCATGTCGCCCGACTGCGCGATCACATCCTCGGTCAAATACGCCGAGTTCAAGCGATGCAGAATCTTAAGCGTACGCGACATCGAATTATGCAGTCGCGCATGGATCGAGGAGAACACGACAAGACCCTGCTCAATAAGCGCAACCGTCGTACCGACCGGCTGATTCGGGTTCTGGTCCGAGAGCTTCTCGAACGTCGTTTGCACCACGCCACGACCAGCCTCGACGAGGAATCCGAGCAACTGGAACAGCACGGGCGAGGGCTGATTGAACGGGATCGGCATCGCGATCTTGCGAACGTCATCAACGTTCACGCCACCTTCGATCTCGACCACTTCGGTTGGCATTAGATTCAAGGTCTGACCGTTCGGGCCACCCTTGAGCTTGAGCATCGTCGGCACGTTCTGGATGTGCGCAGAATCGAGCAGCGCTCGCAGCGCACCAGTCGCCGCACCCGAGAGCCCACCGATCATGTGGGTCAGGCCAATGGCATAAGCACCACGCCACGGAATGAACGGGAATTCGACGATCGACTCCATCTCGCTCTTGGTCGGATCGTCCGGCTCCCAGTTCCGATAGAGCCCAAGACCCTTGCCCGTGGTCTTGTCGATGGTCAGAACGTAGGGTGCCATCCCCTCGTCAAAGTCGAGGTACGTGTAGACTTCAAAGATGGTGCGCAGACCATCTTCATTGTAATTCATCTCTGAGCGGCCTTCGATCTTGTCGTTAGCCTTGCTCGCCTGTGAGAAATCGACTTCACCCGGCGCACCGAGGTCGACGTCGCGGTACATACCCGACTCTACGCGGCGGTTGTACTCGAACTTCGTAATGTACTGAACGTGCGTCTTGCGCTCGGCCGTGTAGAAATTCGTCGCAGCAAACGGCAAATACACGTCATCAACCGGGATGAACTCCGGCACCGGACGATTGCGACGCTTGTCCCACACCCACTTCAGATACTGCGAGCCACCGAGCGGCAACTGCGTCGAGAGCTGCTCGAGCTCACCGCGAAATTCCGGGATCTGCTCGGTCAACTGCCAATTCATGAAATCGGCCTTGCGACGGGCCTTGTTGAGCTTTTCCTGATCGACTGTGCCTACGATCTTGGTCTTGACCGGACCACCCGCGGGCAACATCTCCTTCATCATGCGAGCCGAGAAGTCTACGCATGCCTCGACGAGCAGCGGGTGCACGACCTTTGACGCGCCCGTGAACGAAGCACCACCCGGCGCATCATCACCGAGACCGGTGCGACGCAAACCTTCCTCGTACACCTCGTCTCGCTTCTTGCGAGCATCCTTGTCGCGGCTGATCTTATCGAGAAGATCTTCAATCGCAACACCGAGCGTACGCTGGTCGACCGTGTCGATGATGTTCGCAAAGTGCTCGGTCTGCACCATGTTATCCATCTCATCCTCGAGACGGACGATCGCGCCACCATCCTCGGTGTCTACCACCTCGGCGGGTTCAATCTCGATTTCGACGACTTCCTCTTGGATCATCGCCGGTTGCATTTCGTTCATTTCTGCCATGGATTAGTACCCGCCACGCTGTTCCTTGGGGAGCGTCTTTGCTCGACCCGATTGTACGTACCGCCGAGCAAGCTCGACCAGCTCCTTCTCGCTCTTGGCCTTCTTCGCGATCTCGCGGCCCAAGATATCGTTA